TGGCTTAAAAACGATTTTAGCCATCCTTATGCATCTTATTTCCGAAAACCTTCTCAACCCCCCTCGAACCAAAATAACCGCCTATAACTATGCTTAAAAGCCCTGTAATCGAGTCTAAGGGATATCCTAAGTACCAACCTACCACATAACTGACTGTTAAAAAAACCAAAGTAAGAGGTCTTACGTTCTGTGCTAACCAACTTCCAGATCTTGCATCTGCTACCCAACGTCTTGTTGTTCCATCTATCTCTGCTCTTTCAATGTCAAGCTTTTTTAAAGCTACTTCTTTGTCTTGCTCGGACATATCAGAACCGCCAATAATGGCACTAAGAACACTCCCAACGGCAGTATTATCAGCAATAGCACCAACAACGTTTGGTATTTTTTGCAATAAAAATTTTCCAACTGCGGTATCTTTTATTTTTTTCTTAGGCATTTGATTTAAATATTGATAACATACTTGGTCGCATTGCAGACTGTTTGATTTGTCCATATTCATCTATGAATTTTAATCTTCCTTTGATGAATCGAAGTTCTGCTTTTTTGTAAATATAATTATGAAACCATTTAGTGTCTGTGTTAGAGAAAGTAAGAAAAACAACTGTTGATGCAATCTTTTTATCCATTTGTTCTTTTGCCTTTTCCAAAAAACCTATCACATTGCTGTATGGAGGATTTACAAAATTACTACTACCCCAATCTATTTTTAATCCATCAAAATCTGAATTCAATGGACAGGGATCAAAATCAAAATTGAACTCTTCATTTAATTCTTCGTATAACCACTTTGGGGTTTGCCAATTATCTGTTTTTTTGCTTGAAAACAATTTTATTTGCTGTTGATTCATTTTCAATATGACCAGATTGCATTTGGCTTATCCGGATCATTATCGGTGTGTATAAATGTCTTTGCAATTCCAATACGTTTGAAACCGGCATCGATAAGAGATTTAACCACAATCCATCGCTCTGCTCCATTTTGCACTGCAATGTCGGCTGCATATCCATACATATGGCTGCTTCCTTTTGAAGCTGCTGTTTTCGGCTTCCCGCCAACTTTCGCATTATGCTGCTCTGTTCTGTATCCTGAGTTGATATCGAAAGATATACCTGCGATTGCCCTTGCATTATCAAGCATATCAAGAAAAGTGTTGTCCATATTCTTGCCGGAATCCGGTAAATCAGGCGAATCAAACTCACTGTGATTAAAATATCTCAAACTCATTAGAAGAAAATTAAACTTAAAATTCCTAACAAACAAATCCCGATTCCTACCATAATGAACAAATCTTTTATTTCACCGGATGTGTATCTGTCCTTAATCCACTCACTTGCTGCAATCCAATATAATTTTAGTTTTCTCATTTCTTATTATTTTGGTGGCTTCCATCACAATTCCCTTGCGGATTATTTGTGTTGCCACATTTACATTTAGTTACCATTTTCTTTCTTTTTTAATTTATGTTTAGCTAATTCTCTATCATCAAAATCTAACGCAGCTTTTAATACAAGGTTATCCATCATATTGTTCTGCGTTTCTAACATTTGTTTTTGCAAATCGATCACCATAGCTTCTAACTGATCTTTTGCTTTTACTAACAATTCGATTTGATGTTCTTTCTTCTCTAAAGAATTTTTTAATGCTGTAACATCATCCGGTTTTGTTCCGGTTATTGTACTGACAATTACGCCAACCGAAGCGGATATTGTACCAATCATCATCATTACAACTTCCTTGTTTGTTTCCAACACAGGATATTGTATCAAAGCTACGATAATTGCAATAATAATAAAAAATATCAGCAACGATCCTACATAGTGACGAATTTCTTTGGCTACTCCGTTTCTTGGCATATTCATTTTTTCAACTTGTCTTTGATTTGTATTATTGTCCAAATAAGTGATGCGATAAGCACAAAAGTACTCAGCACCATATTTATGTTTACTAGGCTAAAACCTACTGCCATTGTATTTATTATATATAATCTTAAGTTTTCCATTATTCTACTGTATCCCAAGCTTCAGTTTCCTCATTCCATACATAATCAAAAATCGTATAGTCTGAGGGATAGTCAACTGGTGGTTGCCAATCAAAATTACTGTCTAATGTCCAACTATCGAAAGGTTGTGGACTTATAAAAACATCGTTAGCAGAATCATATTTCCATCCAATTCCTGCGTATTGCTTTCTAAAATTGTTATTGTAAGATGTCTGTACCCATTTGGCAGTTCCGTATAATGAGTTTAAAAATTGCTTTCCTTTCAATTCGCTTTCTGTACCATCTGCTTTTAAAATCACATCGTTGTTGATTTTTGCTATCTCTGTAACAATATTATTAGAATCAAGTTTTGCAAAGTGTGCCATATCTATGTTGTATAAGAACCCGAACCGGTAAATTTAATTATTGTATTAGAACCGCTAGTAGTTACGGTAGGGCTTCCCGAAGTTGTTCCCGAATAATTCGCAGTAGGTACACTTAGAATAACTACTCCTGAACCGCCATCACCGTTAGCTGAGGCACCGCCAAAAGCACCTGCTCCGCCTCCGCCTCCGCCAAGACCATCTGTTCCATCCGTAGCACTACCGCCATAATTAGCACCATCTCCGCCCCCACCGGTTCCTCCGGAAGTTGCAGTTACACTTCTATAAACTCCACTTCCTCCACCTGCATAAGTAACAGATGAACCCGTAATAGAACTTGCTGAGCCATTTCCTCCGTTACCCATATTTACACCATTAGCACCTGCGCCACCGCCACCGCCACCCGCAAGGGGTGTGCCGTCATATCTTCCGAAGCCTCCATCGTTTCCTTGGCTAGGTGTTGTTGAGGGTGTATTACCGGAACCTCCGGAACGAGCAGAACCGAAAACGGATGTAATAATACCACCGCCTCCTCCTGAGCCACCATCAGAACCGGCTCCACCATTCCCGTGACCACCACCACCACCACCTGCAGCAGAATTGGTTGTTATTCCAGAACCTGCAATAGAGGAATCACCTCCATTTGTTGCGTTTACAGTACCACTTGAAGAAGTACCTCCTGCACCTACAGTAATAGTTAGCACAGTTCCTGCTGCAACTGAACTATAAGTGCCAGTACGAAAACCACCGGCTCCACCGCCACCCCAGTTACCTCCACCGCCACCTCCGACGTTGAGGAATTCTATATCATAAGCTGCTGCTGTGGCAGCACCGAAAGTTAATAATCTTCTTCCTAAACTCATATTTATGGTGTTGAATCAGATGCAAATGTTGCAATGCTGTAAAAAAATACAGGATCGGTAGAACTATCATCTACGCATTCTATTTGCAATATGTTTGATGTAGAGTTGTCATAATCAACTCCACCGATTTTATTAAACGTATTTGTACTACTTCCTTGTGCAGCCAAAGTAATTGATTGGGCTTGTAAAGGGAATATTGTAATAATTTGTCCTTTCTTATAATTGCTCAAATTTATTGTATAAGCACCCGTTAGGTTTCCGCTTAGTTTAAAATTTGTTGCTGTTGCACAATCGAAAGAAACAGTTCCTGTTAATGTTGATATAGATGCCTGTGCTGTATATCTGTTGCCTAGTTGATCGTGATCAACACCGTTATCTGCAACTTGTACATCGTTTGCATTTACAGTTATTCCTGTTCCTGCACCTACCGCAAGAGTTGCATCTCCACTTGTCGCATCACCTGTCAAACCATTTCCGGCAACAATGCCAGTTATGTCACCATCAAATTGTTGCACCCAAGTGAAACCCCCAGATGCAGAATCGTAAGATAAAATATAATTATCTACCGGTGAATTGGTTGCATCAAGATGTGCTTCTATAATTGCATCATCTGCTATTCTTGCAGTTACGATAAAGTCATCTGCATAGACCTCATCAAAATTGTCATTTAATTTATCAAAAGCTACCCTCAGAGCATCACCTGTGCCATCGTTTGCGGTAGTTCCAATATTTACAGTTTGTTTTGCCATTTCTTTTTTGTTTATTCGTTCATACAAGCAGGTTCTGATGCAATGTCAATGCTTACTAAGTTCGCATCGTCACCCCAATAAGTGCTGCAATATATTTCTCCCCAGTTAATTAAATTTGCCATATCTAAGAAAATAAATTACTTGCTAAATACCTCAACGTATCTGCAAATATTTTTGTTGTACTTGCAAGTGGTCTAGCAATCAAGGTATGATACACACTTCCCCAGTTGATTGTTGAGTCCGTCTTACCCCAATTTGTTGTTTCGTATATCTTCCCGTAACTCATTTGTCACTCTTTTTTTCAAATAACGCTTTAACTTTATAACGTTTTTTTTCTTTGGTTTATAATTTTTTACAGTACCCATCCGTGGAAAAGTGCATCTTTATCAGGATAAATATCCTCATTATTGTTTGTGTTATACTCAGGAAAGCTGTTGATATTGAATGTGATGTAATCAATCAACCTCCTTGTGTAATACTCTGCAAAATCTCTTTCCTTGTTTACTAAATAATCTATTTCATTTTTTTCTACGCTTTCTGCATTCTCACTTGTATGTTTAAACACCCCTCCGTTTTTTACTTGATACGCTGCAAAAGGCAGATAATCAGCCATTGCATAGTGTATCAGCATTGGTTGTATATAGCTATTCACAAGCGTTTGGTATGCACCGGTAAGTGAGTTTGCAATTATATCTGCACTAATTTTATTATAAAGATCTGTTCCAAGATAATTTTGAATATGTATCTCTTGTGCGATCTTAATAAACTGTATAAACTTATCTGTATCTACGTTTCCATCAAGGATCGTATTCTTTACCAAATCGGTTCTAGTTATGAATAATGCTGTTGCCATTACTTACGCGGTTTTAAAAATCCTTTGTTCTTCATATCCTTAGGTTTCATTGCTACTTCCTTTGGATTTCTTACTCTATATCCCTCTCTTTCTGCTTTGTTTGTGCTTATGGTGTCTGCTCTTGGACTTGTGACATCACCTTTCCCTTTGGGTAGTCCTGTAAATTTGAATGTTTTTCTCACCCATTTGTGGTGGCAATTTCCACCTCCTTTGAACTTCCAGATTGAATAAGTATCTGCACCTCTTGGTCCCCAACCTGCATTGACAACCTTTTCACCCATAGCTATAATATCTTCTTTGCGATAAAGTTTATTTGCTGCTACCATTTTTTTGCAGAACTCTCTGGAATTTGGTTTTGTGCTTTTTGGTCCGTATTCATATCTCACCTTGAATTGCACACCCTCTATATTTTTATCTTGTTCACTTGCTGATCTTGGTCTTGCTGATCCGGTAGAAGCCAAGCCTATCATTTTGTCAAGCTTTTCTTCCATATCATAATCAACATCCATCTCATCCACAAGTTCCCACTCATCGTAATCCTCTTGCGATTCTCCTAACGCAATCAAATCATCGGCTGCTGCATCAATGTTGTGCTTCTCACAAGGCATATACCAAAGTTGATCTTCATACTCGTGAGTATGGAAGCCATCGCATCCAAGGTCTTGGGCGATCTCTAACGCCTTTTCTTTTGTAGAATATGCCAGTCTGTCGTCAATTATTGCAACGTCCTTAGAAACTTTCTGAGATGCCATTTTAACCCCAGTCTCTTCTTCTCTTGTTTCCGCATCTTCTACATTTTCTAAATCTGTAAATTCAAGCGGTTGTAATGTTTTAAAATAAAGGTTTAATGATATGTTGTTGAATGCTAAGATTTGATCGAAAGCATCAATCAATAAATTCTGAAAAGGTTTTACTACTACATTGTCTGTTAATACGGATGCAGTTTTTAATTCTTCTGCATTGTTTCCTAATCCGGTTTGATCTTTGATACCGAACAACATAGGGCTGACAATCCTGTGACTAACCAAAACCTTTTTGGATGCTTCGGTAGAAAGGAATTCGTATTGACTGTGTGCATCTGATAATTGCACCGGTTCGATATTTGCCTGAGTTTCTGTGTTATCATTAAACGATAAAATAAATTTTCCTGAGTTTGAAGATCCGCTGAACTTCTCGTATATACGATTTTCTATTAGTTCTCTTTCTTCCTCATTTGGTATTCCGTTGTTAAAATTTATTAGCATACTAGGTGCCAATCCATTT